GCATGTTTGACCTCCCAGTTGCCGCCAGTGATTTGGGCGGTTTCTTCTTCCAGTGTGGAAACACCCATCTTGACCCGATAGTCCGCCGCGCGGATTTCTTTTAACTGGTCTATTTGCCCCCTTGGTGGTCCAATCCATTCTGTGCCAAGATAGGCCGCACGAACAAATGGGTTAGAAAAGAACCCTGGGGCTTTCAAATAGCCTTTGGCAACGGCCTCGGTTATTACCATCTCATACACAGGTTGGCAGAACTGTGCCGATATCCATTTCCTGCGTGTGCTGAATGTTTTCCATGCCTCAACCAGCGCAGCCTGTGCGGCGGAATAACTGGCTGTGAAATGTTTTATCAGTATTTCAAATGGGATTTCCAACGCAACACCAATCTGCCGCAAGATAGATTGTACAAACCCATCAAAGGCTTGGTTTGGTCTTTTTGGGTCTGCTATCTCTATGGCCTCGTTGGGTTGTAAATCTAGTATTGCCCCAGGCGACATCTTATAGTCGCCGCTTTTTGCCGGTTTGCCTTGTTCACTCCCCATTGGCAATAAACCATCTTCTGTTTCGCTTTTTACAAATATCGTGAACATAGATGAAATAACCGCGGCGGCAATTTCAGCCTCGGTATATCTATCTAACTGTTTTAGACTTTCAATAACAGGGGCAAGATAGGGTATGCCGCGCGTTAAATCGGGTCGTGTGCGTACAAATATGTGCAATACCTGTTTGTTGCCCAAATTATCAAATGCCGGCACACGAACAGATTCAACTACACCACGCTCGGGGTCGTCTGGGTTGTGGTTCAATACATGATACGCAACAGGCGCACCATCTGTATCAATCTCTATGCCGGCAACAATGTTATCTGGGTCTGCCGGTTGGGATGCAACTCTATCGGCCTCTATGATTTGCAAGGTTGTGCCAAATGGACAACCTTTGCGTTCGCGGTATTTACGCAATACAAATACATCGCCACTTTCCAAACAGGAACGCAGTAATAATGCCTGCATGTCTGTAAATGTTTGGTTGCGCGTAAGGTCGCAGTTTTGGCTGTTTGCCCATATTGCAAATATGCGTTCTGCCTCGGCCTCCCATTCTTCCATATCATCTTCGGACTTAAAGTATTGTTTTAATACTTTACGGTCAATATGGCTTTGGGGGCGCAAGCCGGTTCCAATCACATTTGTAATAACCGTATTGACTGCGCCTGTGGCCAATGGAGCATTGCGCAATAAATCACGACTGCGGTCGCGCAATGTTGGCAAATCGTCCAATGAAACATTATCTGCTGAACCACTGTACGCATTCCAAGTTTGGGTTTGGCGGCGGTCGTGTCGTGCGCCGGTAAAACCACCCAGCAATGCCATTTGGGTTCTTGCGTGCCACCGCTTTAATCCTGTCTGTGGCGCAACCCATGAAATGGCTTTGTCCAAAATTGTTTGCTTTGGTATTTTCATATCTGTTCCTTTATACGGCAACAACATTGCGCACACGAATGCCAGCGCGCTTGTTGGTTTTGATTTGTTTTATCAACCATTCTTCTCGTTTTTGTAATGTGTCTAAACTGGCCTTGGTGACCCTTTGGCCATTGTAAGATGCCTCTTGTGCGCCAGTTAAGATGTCGGTTATTGCCTGTTGGACTTCTGATAGTTGTTGTTCATAGGTTTTCATAAGTCTATTCCTTTGCTCCGAACAGAACGTCCTTTTGGTGTTGTGGTATTGGGCTGTTCTGTTTGTTGTTTATCTGCTTTGCGTGGTTCGGCTGTTGCCATCTGTTCCGCAGAATAATCTAGGTTGAAACGATAGTTTCTTACCAGCGCACGCAAAGCCGCATAAGCATATACGCGGCAATCCAAAGCCTCGGTTCTTACACCGTCCTTGCGTGGTCGCCATTCACGAATTAGTCGCCCATGTGAAAACCGCTTTTTTACGATTTCATTTGTTAGCTGTTCAAACCATTCGTGGCCGCGTTCCATAGGAAAATGCCAACAACCTGTGCAGTCTGGAATATGCAACCGCCGCATTAAGGTGTCTTTGGCATCATTCACACCGATTACATAAACCGGCTTTTTTGTTTTCCATGATTTACTGGCGGTGGCTGGCCATATTGGTTTGCCATATCCGCCATCGCCTTTGATGGCAAAGACCCTAGATGAAGAACGAGCATAACAATAGTTGATTACATGATCTGTATAATGGCCGCCACTATCAACGCAACAAGCCAAAATCCCAAGGTCTGGTATGTTTTTGCTGTGTGCGTATCTGCGCATTAAAACCTCGTCTAGTTGCCCCCATAATTCGGGTGTAGATGGGTCGCCAAATAAAACCAAGTATTCAATACTCCATGATTCTTCGCCGCGCCCCCAGCCGACAACCTCAACCTCAAGACGGTTGTCTTGAACATCAACCCCAGCGGTCAATACTGCAACCCCAGCTGGCAAATATTCGCCAAAGTGTTCGCGCCGTATCATAAGATTTGTTGGGTCTATTTGTTCGCCGGCCATATCTTCCCAAGATTCAGCAAGTTTTGTATTCGTCCAAACTTGCAATCTTGATGGTTCGTCTTTGGCCGCTAAAAACTCTTTCGCAATATCTGTCCAACTTATCCAGCCATGTGGCGAATACAACGAGGACAGATGAAAACTTGCCACATCTGTGTTTAATGGTTTTGTTGCAATCCAATGGCCGCGAGCAAGAATGGTTTCTTTTTCCCAGTTGTGCCACAAGACACCGCACTTTTCGCATTTATAACAGGCCTCGGTCAAGTTCTTGCTGTCAAATACCACATTTCGCCAGCGCAATACTTGATAGTGATTACAATACGGACAGGGAACATGATAATATCTTTGGTCGCCCTCTAAAAAAGCCTGTTCAATTCTACTGGCATCCTTTATTGTTGGGGTTGAAATCATAAAGATTTTTTTGTTTGAGAATGTGGCGGTTCGTTGTATTGCCAAATCTACTGGGTCGCCCTCGGTGCCGGCTTCCTTTGGGTATTCGTCTATTTCGTCCAAGAATAAATATCTGATTGGTACAGAACGCAAGCCGGATGGTGCGTTTGCGCCAGTCATTATCAGAACGCCGCCTTTGAATTCCTTTTGTAAAATCGTGTTGCCACTATCACGAGATTTCTGGGGCATAATGCACTTTGATAGAATTTTTGTGGCCTCTATCATCGGCATTATACGCATTTTTGAATTGCGCTTTGATGTATCTATGCTTGGATTAACAATAAGTGTTGGTCCAGGGGCGCGGTGGATAATATAGCCAATCCAATTTAGACCAGCCTCGGTGCCACCAATTTGCGCCCCTTTCATAAACACAACTTTTTTTGGGGTGCTGTTCGCAGACAGGCAATCCATTATTTCTTTCAGGTATGGTGTGCGACTGGTTTTCCATTTCCCAGATTCTGCACTGGCCGCTTGTGAAAGAACACGATATTTATCCGCCCATTCAGATACAGTAAGATTGTCGGCGATACTTAATGCGCGTTTGATATCATCAACTATCTCTGTCTTCCAAGTCGCTGGCTTGGGTGTCAATGGTGCTGATTCTTTGGTCAAGCTCATTTCTGTACTCTGATATCATTTGCTTTGTATCTTCTTCCAGCAGACGAGCAATCTTGGCTATATCATTTTGGTGGGCAAGTCTTGGTGCTAAACGCGTACCACGAGCAATAAACTTTTCTTTCAAGTCCGTAAATATCAAACTTATGAATTTGCGAACTTCGTCTTTGGGAACAACAAGACCTGTTTCCCGTTGCAGTTTTAATCGCAACAGCCCAGTTTCGTGTTTTAGTTTTAATTCCTGTGTTGATTGCAAACTGGATAATTGTTTTGGATGTGATTTCATCATATTTGTATTTGCCGTCCATTCTTGGTCTGCGGTTGCTGGGTCAATCGTTCCATCTTCAAGTTGGGTTATGCGACCCTCTTTGATTGCATTTTGCACAGCCCTATGATGAACCCCCCTGTGTTGTGCATAGGCACGAATACTGATTCCTGTTTTTGACATTAAATACTCCTGTTGATATCTTTGCGCCATACGCGGCAGGGCTTTAATAACTTTTGCATTTCTTTGTCAAAAGCAGTGATATCCATGTTGCCGCATGTGAAAATATCCAAATAGCAAAAGTCATATTCTGGGTATGTGTGCAGACTGGCATGGCTTTCGGACAGCAGGCTCAATATGGATAAACCCTGCGGTTGGAACTGGTGCGAAAATGTTTTAATCACATTCGCGCCAGTTTTCTTGACCGCGGCCTCAAACTGTTGCTCGGTACATTCACAGGTTTCACAACCGAAATAAGATAAAATTCTATGCTTCGCTGTTATCATCTTCTTCCTCTGCAAAGTTATCTATGAAAACCTCGTTGTCGGGGTATAGTTCTTTGATTTTGTTTGCCGCGCCTTTGTAAAAGACCAAGACATTTTGATGAACTTTTACAACCTTGCGACATAGCATGTTGTGGGCGGCGCGCCTTGGGGCAGACCCCAAACTGTCGGCAAGTATGATATCGTTGTAAAATGCAAAACCGTTTCGCTGGAATAATCTGATAATGTCATCTACAAAGTTGCGATAAAATCCTGTTTTCTTGTTTCGGATATTACTTACAACAATTACAGCAAACCGGTTGTCTTTTAAGCACTTGGCTGCATCTGTAAATGCGTTATCAAGAATCTTGAAAAATGCCTCGTATGTTGGCTGGTTGCTGGCATCATCTGGTCGGTCTGAATACACTTCTAAATCGTAATATGGCGGACAAGAGAACAAAAAGTCTTGGCTATTCGGTTCAATGTGCTTTGCAACATTTTGCCCATCATCGCAGATGTATGTGGCCGATAACCCCTCGCACCGCGTACTGTTGATTGCCACTTGTTCGGGGCGCAATTCAATACCGGTAAAATCACAA